GCGGCTGGGCGTGTGAATGCCGCAATAACGCAAGCCAATACCGCTGCCACAAACGCTCAACAACAAGCGTCAGCCGCAGGAGAAGCGGCGGCAGAAGCAACGGAAAGTGTGGCTGAAATGAACGCCGCCCTCGCCCGTTTGGAAGAATTGGAACAGACAATCACGGCTAAAGACCGTAAACAGCCAACGGGAATGACATTAGAGTTTCCTAAAAAAATAACAAAAGGGAACAAAGACATTCTGAGAGTAATAGCTACCCTATCCCCGGCGGGAACGGGTAACAATGTCCTTTTCTTGGGCGATGACAAAGCGGTTTCCGTTGCCCCTGACGGTTTTCTGACCGTGAACAGTGTCGGCATAAGCAAAATACACGTCATTCCGACAGAAAACACAAGCATTTATCGAACCATTGATATTGAAGTCGTTCCGCAGTCTGTCAGGCTTTGCACGAAATCAACTTTGCGCCTAACCGCAAATGGCAAATTCAGGTTCAATTAAAATAATTTTTCAACAAATAAAACTTTTAAATTATGGCACTATCAACAGATGAAGAAAACAAAGTAAGGGAAATCATTGAAGCGTTCACAAACGGAAAACGATTGAGTGACCTGCCTGACGTTTCAGGCAACAACCCGTTCAAACTGTTATGTGAAGTATTGGAAGACGGGGAAAGCAAGAAAGCGGCTCTCGCAGCCATGTTGCCCTACATGGAAGAAAACTGTATGTACGGCATTGAATATGATGTCACGGTATCATCCCCTGACGTTACCCGTATCGGTAATATGTCACTTCATAAATCCCTGCCCGTACACAACCGCATGAAAGGCTGTCTTCTTGATGACAACGGGAACGTGGTTGAATATCTCAACCCATCGGATTGGACGGGTCAGACCCGTGACGGCTCACGTGGGCAAGTCATGGTTGAACTGCCGATGTATTATCGCAAGTTTGAAACAGAGGGTAACAAACGCCGTGTGAAGTTCTCTGAATACCCTCTGCCCGGCTATCATCAAGTGAAGAAGAAATACGTTTCGGCTTATGAGGCTTCCGTACAGCGTTCAACAACCAAACTATGTTCAGTTGTGAATGACGGTGCGGATTACAGGGGCGGTGGCAATCAGTCAGATTGGGACAACACATACCGTTCCGTACTTGGAAGACCCGCAACGTCTATTTCACGTACCAACTTCCGTGCCTACGCCCGGAAAAGAAAGCCGTCAACAAAAGAATGGAACTGTATGACATACGACATTCAGAAAGACATTTATTGGCTGTTTGCCGTTGAATACGCTACGCTCAATTCACAAAAGGCGTACAACGCCGCAAAAGACAGCAACGGCTACGCACAAGGCGGTCTCGGAGACGGGGTTACAACACTTGACAGCGGCAAATGGAACACGTTCAACGGTTATTATCCTTTTATCCCTTGTGGCTATACAGATGAACTCGGTAACAGAACAGGCGAAAAAGAATACACCATGCCCGCTGAATATGACGCTTCTTCAAAGAAAGTCAAAGTGTGCCGTTATCGTGGTATTGAAAACCCGTTTGGGCATATTTGGCAGTGGACGGACGGTATCAACATTCAAATACAGTCAGCCGCCGCAGGAGGGCTGAGTAAGGTTTTCGTCACAGATGACCCCGAGAAGTTCAATGACAGCAATTATACGGGTTATTCCCATGTCGGCAATGAAGCCCGCACGGAGGCTTATGTGAAGTCAGTCATTTTCGGAGAGGGAGGCGAAATCATCCCTGATGTTGTCGGAGGCGGTTCTACGACTTATTTCTGTGATTACCACTATACCAACATTCCAAGTTCAGGCGAAGTGTTACGTGGTGTCCTGTTCGGCGGTTACGCGAATGACGGTGCGGTTGCGGGTCTCGCTTGTGCGAATTCGGCTGGCACCCCCTCGAATACGGATGCGTACCTCGGTTCTCGCCTTTGCTTTATACCCACGTCAGCGTAACACGCTTTGAGTGATAACCTTTTCCCTGCCTCTTTGTGGGGCAGGGTTCAAATAAAAACAGTATAAAACGATGATTGAAGAAATGAACAACATACCAAAAGAAGATGACGGAAGCCTCGCTTTCCTGAATATCCCGAGAGATGAAAACAGCAGGAGTTTCAATTGTGATGAAACGACACAATCAAAACTCGTAAACACCACGTTTTGGGTGGTTGATTTCATTGAAGAAGTTCCGACAAGATTCAGCAAGGCTAAAGGAGTAAAAGGTCAGACGCTTGTAAAAATCAAGCCATCAAAAGACAGTTTGGAATCAGATGCCAAGAAATTTTTCACTGGTTCATCCGACATTCTTTATGTTTTGAAGAAAATCAAAGAAATGAATAAGTTTCCCCGAAAAGTTACTTTGAGGGGTAACGGTAACAGATATTATTTTGAATAAGAAAACAATGAAATAACAAAATAAAAAGGTGGGTCATTCTTGTGGTGTCCTGTTCAGCGGTAACGCGAATAACAGTGCGAATGCAGGTCTCGCTTATGCGAATTCGAATAACACCCCCTCGCATGCGACTGCGAGCATCGGTTCTCACCTATGCTTTAAAATTGGTTTTGACAATATGAAACAAAATAAAAGAATGACAACCTTGCCACTTGGCAAAAAAATTCAAGCAAACCTCCTAAAAGTGTTGGTAGGAACGCCTGTTGTATGGGCTACCGAAAACTCTGACTAAGAAAAGCAAAGCAGAAGCATGAAAAGAATAGGAAACTTATATAAGACCATAATCTCCGTTGAGAACTTGCGGGAAGCTGACAGAAAGGCTCGCAAGGGTAAAACGCACACATACGGGGTCAGGGTTCACGACAAGAACCGTGAAGCGAATATTCTTGCCTTACATGAAGCCTTGCTGACAAAGACGTTCAAAACCTCTCCTTATGATGTCTTCACGATTTTTGAACCAAAGGAAAGGCTTATTTTCCGTCTTCCGTACTATCCCGACAGAATAGTACATCACGCAATTATGAATGTTCTTGAACCGATATGGGTCAGGACTTTCACGCACAATACATTTTCATGCGTTAAAGGGCGTGGGATTGAGGGATGTGCCCGTCATATAGATAAAATCATTGAGAAATACAGAGGAAAGCCCATGTACTGTCTCAAAATTGACATAACAAAATATTATCCCTCCATAGACCATGAAACCTTGAAAAAGATTGTGCGCAGGAAGATAAAGGACAAAGACCTTTTATGGCTTCTTGACGAAATCATAGACAGCGCACAAGGTCTTCCAATCAGGAACTATCTCTCACAATATCTCGCAAACCTGTTCTTGTGCTATTTCATGCACCGTGTGAATGAAGTATTGAAACTTGACGCAGCCGAATACGCTGATGACATCACATTTTTCGCCACATCAAAAGAACAATTGCGGGAAGCGTTCAAAGAGATAAAAAGAATACTTGAAGAAGAACTGAGGCTGAAAATAAAGGGAAATTATCAGATATTTCCTATCGCAAAGAACCGTTATGATAGAAACGGGCGTGCGCTTGATTATGTCGGTTATATGTTCTTCCGTGAACAGAAACTTATCCGAAAGAACATTAAGAAGAATTTTTGCCACGCCACAGCACGGCTGAACCGCCGCAAACCTCCGCTTGACGCAAAGGCTTATAAGCAGGCTGTCGCCCCGTGGCTCGGTTGGGCGAAACATAGTGATAGCAAACATTTATTAAAAACAATCATTAAACCGTGTTATTATGATAGCATTTTATGACAATCAGCCGACCAAATTGGAGGCTGTCGGAAACGGAAGTTACGTTTACCGCTTCAACATTCAGAAAGTTGAAAAACCCGCCACCGTTGAACCAAGCGAACTCGCTTCTGATGATGAAGCCCCGGTTCAGGAACAATGGAAATGTGAAGAAGTTACCGTGTGGGCTCCGCTTTCTTCAAACAAGATAACTGAAACAGTTATCACGGAGAAGTGGGACAACAACCGGGAACAAAAACTTGTGAATGAGTTCAACGCAGCGAACCTCGGTATGATTGGAGGCGCGAAGTCAAGTGAGGAAGCCAAGGCAAAGATTGAGGCATACAAAGCCTATCTTTCCGAGCGTGCCACCCTGAAAGCACAAGTGGATGCAGATTGTCTTGAATACGGTATTCTGTAACTTGTAAAAACCTCTTCCCGTCACGTTATTCAAGCATAAGATGTGACGGGAAGAATTATTATTCTTAAAAAAGCCTTTTTTAGCCCCGTAGAACGCCTAAAAAGTGATTACAATATAATCACACTATTTTAAAAAGAAAGTTCAACCACGGGGAAATTCGGGAAAAATAACTCAAAGTTTAGAAATATGATAATTTACAATAATGTCGGGAACAAGGTTCTTGAAATCGAGGTTGACGATAACAGTTATCGTAATAGGGCTGTCATGGGAGACCATAGTTTAACGTTGTACTATTCGCTCCCTGAACACGTTGAAATCCCAGTAGGCTCTTACTGTGAGTTTCAAGGCGAAACGTTCACGCTCAAACGCCCGGAGAATTTCAAGATGAAACATAAAAGACTGTTTGAATACACGGTGCTTTTTGACCCGCCCGAAGCAAACGCAAAAGTTTGGAAATTCAGAAACCCGGTTGACGGACGTTTGAAATTTTCGTTGACCGCAAAGCCGCATGAACATCTTCAAATGTTTGTTGACAATATGAACCGCCGTGACAAAGGATGGACGGTTGGCGAATGTATTGACGGTGTTGAAACCCTGATTGCCTATGACCATGATTTTTGTATTGACGCTCTAACCCGCATGGCTTCAACGTTCAAGACAGAATACGAGTTTACGGGAAAACGTGTGTCGTTGCGTAAGATTGAATATAATAAGAGTAACCCCCTCCCGCTGTCTTACGGACGTGGCAACGGATTCAAATCAGGTGTCGGACGCTCAAATACAGGGGATAAACCGCCAACGGAGATTCTATTTGTTCAAGGCGGTACGGACAATATAGACCCGTCAAAATACGGTTCTTCCGTGCTTCTTCTTCCAAAGAACCAAACGCTCGCTTATGACGGCGAACACTTTGAAGATGAAGACGGCTTTATTTCCAAGAACGCCCGCCGTTATGTCGTTGATGAAGCGGGGCTTTCAATACGCCGTGATGACAAACAACTGTCATCGCTCGCCGAAGATAGTCTTGACTGTTCTGAGATTTACCCGAAACGTGTTGGTACGGTCAGCACAGTCGTAGTTGTTGATGAAAAAAACAACTACGACATTGTTGACACGTCAATCCCGTCTTCACTGAATTATGAAGAATGCTTGATAGCGGGGGAAACTATGACCGTTGTTTTTCAGACGGGTATGCTTGCCGGACGGGAGTTTGAGGTTAAATATTATCATAATGCCGTTAAAGGAAAGGCGGCACGCCGTTTTGAGATTGTTCCCGCAGACATAGACGGGCAAACTATGCCAAATACCACATTCGCCCCTAAATCGGGCGATAAATATGCCGTATTCAAATGTATGCTTCCCACGGCTTACATTTGTGATAACGCCACGAAAACAGGCGCATCATGGGATATGTTCCGGGCGGCTGTAAAACACCTGTTTGATAATGAAGACCTGAAATTCACTTTCACGGGGGAACTTGACGGGATATGGTCGAAAAAAGATTGGGTAAACATCGGGGGGCGCATCAAACTCGGAGGATATATCCGTTTCTCTGACGATCAGTTTCAGAAAGACGGTGTTCTCGTGCGTATAACGGGTATAAAAGATTATATCAACAAACCGCACAGCCCCGTGATTGAACTTTCAAACACAACGGTAAGCGGCAGTGTTTCATCAACATTGAATGACCTGAAAAGTGAGGAAGTCATCGTTGATGACCTACACCGTGACGCTATTCAATTCACAAAAAGACGGTTCAGGGATGCAAAGGAAACAATCAGCATGTTGGAAGAAGCCCTGCTCGATAACTTCACGAACTCAATCAACCCGATTGCCGTTCAAACGATGTCAATGCTTGTAGGCGATGAAAGTCTTCAATTCCGTTTTGTGAACTCAAAGACAAGCCCCGTCCCGGTTACGCACAGAATTGTCTATGACAATGAAACGAAGCAACTGACAGCGGCAGCGGGTATCATACAACACATGACCCTCGGTATCAATACGGTCAGTGCATCGCACAAGGTTTCGGAATATAAATTTTGGGATATGACAGCCTACACAAGCGCAGTGCTTGATGACGGTAAGAAGAAGTATTATTTGTATGCAAAAGTCTCAAAGACGGCACAAACAGGTGTTTTCACCCTGTCTGAAAATGCAATCAAATTAGAGGGTGTTTCAGGCTTCTATCATCTTCTTGTCGGTGTCCTGAACTCTGAATATAATGAAGAACGGAGTTTTGTCACTCTGTACGGTTTTACAGAAATCCTTCCGGGACGTATCACGACAGACAGGATTGTTTCCACAGACGGGAACACTTATTTTGATTTATTGAAAGGTATCATATCCGGGCAAATAAAGTTCAAATCAGGTTCATCGGGCTTATATGAACTTGATGAATGGGAAGCCGTGAACGGTTTGATAACTCAGGCTCAGAACACCGCCAACGCCGCCGTTGAGAGCGCAAAGAACGCCAATACCGCCGTTGGAGATTTAAACGACTATGTGGACGGTGCGTTCGCTGACGGCATTATTACGGAAGCGGAAGCGAAAGCGATTGAGAAGTACATCAACACAGTGAACAACACGAAAGCCGCCGTGGAAGCTGCGTATAACAAACTGTACACAAACGCCTATCTTACGGGAACGGCAAAAACCGGGCTTCTGAATGCCAAGGTTACGCTTATGGGCAGTATTGAAAACCTTATCAGCGCAATCAATTCCGCTATCGCCGATGGTAGAACCACTGTAACCGAAAAAAACAATGTTGATAACAAATATGCCACTTTCAACAGTGCGTATGCCGACTTTAACACAGCCGTAGAAGCCGCCAATAAAGCTATTCAAGACACGCTGAAGGGGTATTCAGATTCGGTTCTCAACACCGCCAACGCCGCCGTTGAGAGCGCAAAGAACGCCATAGCGAAAGACTTGGGATATACAAATTTCGCTGACTTGGAAAAGAAAGCCGCCGCTAATGAAACCATCATTGTAGGAGGTAAAATCAACACGACATTGATTAATGCTGAACTTATTGTCACGGCGGCTTTGCTTGCCAAATTGGTCAAAGTGACCGAACTTGTTGCGGAACACCTGACAGTTACCGGGAGTTCAAAGATAGCCGGGTTCAGTGTCAGCGGAAACGGGCTTACAAATACCCCGTTTAACAATGATGCGTATGTGATATTCCGTAATGACGCACATAAATGTTTTGCGGGTATCGGAGGAAACGTGCTGCCGACATCATCAGGATTGAGAGCCGTAGCAAGATTTGAGAATGAGGACACGTCCGATTGGTGGGGATTGAACAGGAACATAGCAACTTTGTTCTCCGCAAAAAACGGGCGTTATAACCATGCTTTTTTAGGAAGCGGAAACGGGAATTTGGACGGATGGATAGGAGGTTACAAATACAGCAAATATAATCTGACAAGTGCCAATACTATTTATAGTGGTTATTCAAATCTTAAAGATAATAACCGATGGGTAATTTATAGCAGCGTGGATAATTCAGGCATCACTCTGCCTAAACTTTCAGAGGTAAGGGACGCTCTTAGTATAGGAAGCAGCACTAAGTTCTGTGTGGAATTCACAATTATCGCAGACCTTGATTCAAGGGATTTTGATATATACGGAAGAAACAGCAAGAAAAGTAGTGATAACACCTATCCGTGGAACACGTCTGAATATCCCAATCTGGTACATTGGGACAACGATCATTGGGATAGTTTGGCAATGGGAGCAGGTGACAGTCTCACGGTGTTACTTATATATGATTCAAGTAAAGGTGGCAGCAAAGGCGGTTATCCCCTGACCTATACAGCGAGAGTAATCAATAGACAGAATTAAAAGAGATTATAATTAAACAACTTTAAAAGTGATTACATTATAATCAGTTTGTATATATTTGCAAATAAAAATCAAAGACTTATGGAATATTTACCAGCTATTATCAGCGCAATAGGCACAATCATCGCCGCATGGTTTGCTTATAATCAGTACACGAAAAACAAACTCACGGACTTAAAAATTGAGAAGTTCAGAAAGGATGAAGAAATCAAAAGCATTCGCCGAGCCGATAATTCTTCTATCGTTTACGGGGAATTATGGAACATTCTTCACGAACTTGACGCTGACAGAGTTTATATTGTTCAGCCCCACCCGTTGGGCAATGAAAGTCTGTTATCAATCTATTATGAAGTAAAGCGTAAAGGTGTTGAGCCAATGAAACCACATGTACAAAATCTTCGTATCGCAGACGTGGCTAAATTCAGTTCTGATATGGTTAAAAACCTGTTTATGTATATCACGGATATAGACACACAGGTTCAAGACAAATACGCAAAATCAATCCTATCAAGTTACGGATGCGAGGCGGCTGTGGTAAAGCGTTTAAATGATAACAAGCATGATTGGGTCGGTTCTATTTTCTGTGAGTTTACACGCCCGATTCATGTATCAGAAGATGAAGCGAGAGAGATTATGCACCGATGTTCGATGAATATTCAATACCTATTACCAGAATATAAATAAGAACGAGTATGAAAATTCTAATTGACAACGGTCACGGGGTTGACACGGCGGGCAAGCGTTCCCCTGACGGCTCTTTGAGAGAGTACAAATACGCAAGAGAAATCGCCGAAAAAGTTGTATCGGAGTTGAAGAAACGAGGCTTTGACGCTGAACGTATCGTCACAGAAGAAAACGACATCAGCCTATCCGAACGGTGTCGGCGTGTAAATTCCATTTGTGACAGAGTAGGAACGAAGAACGTCATTCTCGTTTCTATTCATTGTAATGCAGCGGGAAACGGTTCTCAATGGATGAACGCACGTGGATGGGAAGCGTGGACTTCTGTCGGTCAGACAGCCGCCGATAAAATGGCAGACTGTCTGTATAAAGCGGCAGAGGAAACAGACTTCAAAATTAGAAAGGACACAACGGACGGAGACCCCGACAAGGAGGGGTATTTGTATATCTTGAAACACACGAAATGCCCCGCCGTTCTGACTGAGAACCTTTTTCAAGACAATAAAGAAGACGTGGCGTTTCTTCTGTCAGAAGCGGGAAAAGAAACGATTGTCTGTCTTCATGTCAAAGGTATTATCAACTACTTAAAGACAATCTGAAAAATGAAACATCTTCCCCTGCTCTTACTATTGACATTCATTATAGGCGGCTGTGCTTCAAGCCGCCGCCTTTCTGAAAACGTTCATCAACAAGACAGCGTGGACGTTAGGGTTGAAACCCGTATTGAATACGTACCCGATACTGTCTTTATTGAAATACCGGCACAAACGTCAGAACGTGAAACAGCCGATAGTACATCGCATCTTGAAAACGATTACGCAACGTCTGACGCACGGATAAACCCTGACGGAACTTTATACCATAACTTGAAGACTAAGCCGCAGAAAAAGCCAGTAGAGTTTGAAAAGCCCGTTGAACGCAAAGACAGCGTTATTTATAAGACAAAGACCGTAACAAAAACGAAAATCGAAAAAGTTCCCCGTGACCTTACTTGGTGGCAGAAAACACAGATTTACGGCTTTTGGGTCATCCTTTTCATTCTTGTGATTGTTTATAGGAAAAAGATTTTATCCCTTGTAAAATGGCTTATCTGATTATCTTATAAAGAAATAAAATCGGAAATTATATCGGAATTTTGGCAATTATCGCTATCTTTGAACCGACATATTTGAAAAGTATAGCGTTTGCTATTGTTTTGAGGTAAGAAAATCGCCAAAATTTCTAAGTAACTCAAAAGCAATGGTGAATGCCCACGTCATATACGTGGGCATTTCCTTTGTAGAGTTACTGGGCGTTTGGCGATGCCTCTTACCGACAAGGAATGCCCACGTTTTTTGTGTGTATCTGTGAACAACGGCAATCACTATAAAGAGAACCCGTTAAATAACAGATATATGGATTTCAAAGATTCAATTAAACAAATCTCGGAGCGCATTGATACCCTCAAAGCCAATCTTCCGACAGAAGAAGCGACAAAGACGGCTTTGATTATGCCTTTTATAAACGCATTGGGTTATGATGTCTTCAACCCTTTGGAGGTGTTGCCTGAAATGTGTTGTGACATCGGCACAAAGAAAGGCGAGAAAATCGACTATGCCATAATGAGAGACGGCGAGCCGATAATACTTATTGAATGTAAACATTGGGAGCAAGACCTGAACCTGCATGACAATCAACTGTTGCGTTACTTCAACGTCTCAAAGGCTAAATTCGGTGTCCTGACAAACGGTATAACATATAGGTTCTACACAGACCTTTCAGAACCTAATATTATGGATGAAAAGCCGTTTTTGGAAATCAATATGCTTGACCTGAAAGACACGCAAATAGAAGAGTTGAAAAAGTTCCACAAATCGTATTTTGATGTTGATATGATTTTGAGTTCAGCGAGTGAACTTAAATATATGGGGGAACTGAGAACCGTCATCGGGAAAGAGTTCACGAACCCATCCCATGATTTTGTTCGGTTCTTCGGGAAACAAGTGTATGATGGGGTATTTACCCCTAAAGTGCTTGAACAGTTCTCAACGCTTGTAAAACGCACAATCAACAACTATGTTAGCGATATAATATCAGACCGATTGAAAGCCGCCATAAAAGACGAAGAACAGCCCACAGAACAAGGCACGCCAACGGTTCAACAACCGACAGAAGAACAGCCAGATAACGGGATTGTTACCACAGAGGAAGAACTGGAAGCATTCTATATCGTGAAATCACTTCTGAGAAACATTTTCCCGGCTGAACGGATAACTTATAAAGACACACGTTCTTATTTCGGTGTTTCCATAGACAATAATGTGCGAAAGACTGTCTGCCGCTTTTATTTTGACCCTCCTACAAGAAAAAGACTTGCGGTCATTGACGAAAATAAAAGTGAAAAGATGTACAAGTTAAATTCAATCAATGATATTTATAACTATGCCGATACTCTGATTGAGGCGGCAAAAAAATATTCATTATGAGGATTATTATTTTATTAATCATATCTATGGGGCTGTTCCTTTCTTGTGGAAATGGCAAGAAACTACCCAATGTAGGAGATAAGGTTTATGTGGTTCAAGAATGTCTTTCTGCTGTCAGTGAAGATGATTTTGCAGAATTGAACAAGGTGTGCAATAGAAAAGACGAAAGCAGGTTGGAAGAAATGATATTATCAGAAAAGGTTTTTATACTAAATCCAACAAATGAATGTAAATTGATTGAGGCTAAATTTGGCAAATATAAAATTCGAGTAAAAGTTGATTGGGATAAAGAAATAGACTTGTGGGTTGCTTCTGAATTTATCAAATAAATATACATGCACATGGGAATAACATCAAGAAGTCAGCTAACACCGAATGGCGTTTTCTGTGCCCCGATGATTCCGGCAATGATAATTTACACCGATAAAAGATTTGGGCGGCACATACAGAAAATTCGATGAAAATAACTTTCAGATAGCAAGGCAGGGTGTTCACGGTTACGGACACCCTGTTTTCGTGAAGTCATCTTCTTCCTTGCAGAGATAACGGGCGACTTTATGACACACATCATCGGGAATAAACTAACCTTGATTAATGATTTTGCGAAGAGCAACAAAATCCGTATCTTTGAGACCTGAGAACAACACAAAAAAAATGTGCTTTTACAAATTTGTTGCTACTTTGTTGCTCTCACTCACGCACTGAATGGTTAAAATCCTACAAACCAATAGATTATATCAAATAAAGAACATTTTGCATCGGAAAATGATATATCGCAATTAACCGCAACGAATTAGAACCAACTATAATGAAGTCGCTGAAATTCAGCGGCTTTTTTATTTACCCCAAATCCAGTTCATAGCGATTGGATAGTGTTGTTCACCATATTTTTCTACCGTATTTCTACTGCGAAACAAATTGGGGTTTGTCCCCGATGTCACACTGAGGTAGTCGACAACATGTGTTGACAATGGTTTACATAGGTAGACAAAAAGCGAAATTAAAACTATATGGTTTCACTAAAAATATGGAGAAAACAACATGGAAGTAAAAAGAATTTGCCAATGGTGTGGTAAGCCATTCATTGCGAAGAAAACTACCACTAATTATTGTAGCCACCAATGTGCCAGTCAAGGCTACAAACATCGTATGAGAGAACGAAGACTCGAACTTCGTGAGTTACAGGATTTGATAGAAGTCAAAAGTAAACTTGACCATCAAGACTACTTTACTTTTGCACAAGCCGCACAGTTGATGGGCGTTTCTCGCCAATACATTTACAAACTCGTCAAAGAAGATAAGTTAAGAGCTTCAAGAATCAGTGCAAGGATGTCAATCATTCGCAGAGCCGATATTGAACTGATGCTTAAAACGCGCCCCTATGAACGAAGAAGAATTAAAGATGACCTTGATATAACTGAGTACTACACTGCCGAGCAAATTTCCGAAAAGTACAAAGTATCGCAAAAATGGATTTGGGCATATACAAGAGAGAACAATATCCCCAAAATCCGTATCCGGCAGTTCAACTATTATAGCAAGAAGCATATTGATACTGCGTTTGCCAAATACAAGACAGACGATGCACTGACCGAGTGGTACACTCCTGATGAGATTGAACAAAAGTATGGGATGAGTCGGGTTGCCATCCGCTCCCATGTCTATCGCAACAACATCCCGTCCAAGAAAGAACACGGTCAGATATTCTACTCAAAGCTACATTTTGACCTATCCAAGCAGACTGCCGAAGATAATTCTTCGGAATACTATACCGTACAGGAAGCCATGAAGAAATATAATCTTTCCAGAGACTCTGTTTATGGCATTCTGCAATTTCACGAAATCAAACGTGAGAAGAAAGGGCGTTTCGTCAGGTTCCTGAAAGTGGAATTTGATCATGTAATGGGCGTCAGAAAATAAGCCTAAGTCTGAATTTAGGCAGATCAGAAAATGATTCTAAAAATGAGCATTGTCTGCGTCAAGTCATTACGGACATTTGCAGCAAATCAAGTATAAACTAATAATAATTGTAACCATGTTAGAATGTAAAACAGTAACATTGAGAACACGTCCTTTGAAAAACGGGATGCTTTCTTACTATCTGGATTATTATCCAGGCTATCGTGACCAGGAAACAATGAAGACCATCCGCCACGAAGGATTGAACATTTATATTTATGCCAATCCTAAGAATGAACGTGAACGCAACTTCAATGCAACTATGTCGGAAAAAGCGGAAGCCATCCGATGCCGACGCTTTGAATCTATCGTTAATGACAGGTATGATTTTTTTGACAGGCACAAACTCAAAGCGGATTTTCTGGAATACTACCGCAGGCAGCTTCGTAAGCATGACCAAAAGTGGGAATTTGTGTACCACCATTTCTACAACTTCGTTCATGGCAAATGTACTTTTGAAGAAATTGATATTGACCTTTGCAATAAGTTTCGTGAGTATCTGCTAAATGCCAAGCAACTCAGGCGTGACGGTCGCATTTCAAAAAACTCTGCTTCCGGCTATTGGTCAACATTCAGGGGACTTTTGAAAATCCTTTATCGCAATCGGCTAATCAAGACCAATATCAATGACTTTTTGGATAAAATCGAAACAGAAGATACTCCAAAAGATTATCTAAGTGTGGAAGAACTATACAAATTGGCAGAAGCACCTTGCAAAAAGCCAATTCTGAAAACAGCGGCATTGTTCTCATGTCTGACCAGTCTTAGAATCAGCGACATACTATCGTTGCAATGGCATGAAATCATTGACTTTGCAGCTGGAGGAAAATGTGTCCATACAATTACCCAAAAGACCAAAACAGAGGACATCATTCCAATCAGTGACGAAGCCCTGCAATTAATCGGCTATTCTCCGGAAAAAACCGGATTAGTATTTAAAGGATTGAAACGAAGTTGGACACAGCATCCCATGAAAGAGTGGATTCGCGAAGCCGGTATTACCAAGAATATCACTTTCCACTCCTACCGAAGAACATACGCAACACTTCAAGGAGCAGCCGGCACAGACATACGTACCATTCAAAGTAACATGGCACATAAAAGTATTACCACGACACAACGGTACATGAAAGTTGTGGACAGCAACAAGCGTGAAGCCAGTAACAGAATCTCTTTAATCCGCAAGTAAGAATTAAGGTTCAAATAATCCCGTTTTTATTGCTCAGAATATGATATTTTGCATCAAATCATACTCTGAGCATATTTTTTCTTAAATTCTGAACAATTATCCATCGCAAACTGCAACTATTTGGAAATCTGCATATACATTTGTTTTATTGTAAAATTCAAACAATATCAGTTTATGACGAATAGTATTAAAATCACTCCTCAAAGAACCAGTTTCATACTTTCAGCAAGTGTCATTCTTTACTGGGCAACAGACTCCTATTTATATCTCAATTGCCATATCAACCTGATGGAATATTCCACTCCAGTTATTCTATACATTACGGCAATGATACTCGCCTGTGGAGTACTTAAGCATTTCTTCTTCCGATTCATTACAAAGAATGAATTGAGTTTGTCTTTTGGCAAGCAAGTAAAACCTCTTCCTGTTGAACTAACTGAACAAATTAAGGAAATTGAACTGGAGTGTCCAAACGACAAGGACATAAATCCGGTAAATTTAGTTGCAGAAAGTGTTGTAAAACAAGATTATATGGATAATTATGAAGTACGTGTAGCTGAGATTGAACGTAAAAAAGCCGAAAGGCAGGCAGACATTAAGCGTGTCATTCATAAATATACCACATTTGTAATGACTGAATTTCTCTCAAAAGAAAATCTTGAAATTCTGCATGAAAATATAGAGTATTTCGCGCACGGACGACCTGATTTATATAAGCCAATCCGTTCAGTATTGGATAATCCACTCCGTTCTATCGACCTGATGCATTTCGTATGGAATATCGGAGAGAGATTGAGTATTTCTCTTATAGACAGAGCTACATTCATACATACTATATTCCCATATGAACTAAAAGATGCTTCGATTAAATATCTGTCTAAAAATCTCCGGACATGCGGAGTTTGCAAAATAGCACTTGATATTCCTAAAACCGGAGATTATCACTTCAAATGTATGAAGAATGACCCTGAATCGGACTTAGATTCAACCAATTAGGGTTATTCAACACAGACCGAAATATTATTGCTTTCTGTGGTTTGTCAGCGTTACATCATTGTGTTGATTTGCAGCATGTTAAACAAAACAGTGTTATATCATGCAAAGGAATAAACTAACATTTAATGACCTGCCTGAAGTGGTAGGAGAACTTTGCGAGAGAATCGCAAGTATGGAAACGTTGCTGGCGGAAAAACTTCATCAGCAGCATAACGAAGTAAAAAAGGACACCCATGTTCCAATGACCGTTGATGAAGTCTGCGAATATCTTGGTATCTCAAAATCATCTTTTTATTACAAAGCCAAGCATGGTGGTATTCCAATCATCAAACAAGGAAAACACTTGTTTATCTATCGTGATGAATTGGACAAATGGTTGGAAAGCGGAAGAAAAGGAGACACGCCTATAAGCATAGAAGAGGAACACGCCCGAATGCTTGCAGCTACACGTCGCAAAGCCAATCCTAAAAACTGGTGAGTATGGAAACGATAGCATCCAATCAAGATCTTGCTCAGGTCGCTACAAGATGGCAAGATACTATGCTCAGTTTGGGAAAAGAGTACAAGCAGGAGCCGGAAGTTCTGAAAATAGGCGGAGTGCCTATCGGGACATTGGGAAATTTCAGTGCATCCATAGGCAAGGCTAAAAGCAAAAAGACTTTCAATGTTTCCGCTATGGTGGCAGCTGCTTTGTCCGGAAAGGAAGTCCTTAACTACACAACGGATTTCCCAAAAGGAAAGAACCGCATCCTTTACATTGACACCGAGCAGAGTCAGAACCATTGTATGATTGTGATGCATCGTATCATGCAAATGGCAGAGTTGCCAGCCAATCAGGATTGTGACCGTTTCTATTTTCTCGCTCTACGCAAGTTCAACCCCAAGGAGCGTTTGGCTATCATAGACGATGCAATCAGTCAGATTGAAGGTCTTGGTTTCGTGGTGATTGACGGAATCCGTGACTTGGTTTACGACATCAATTCACCGAGTGAAGCCACATGCGTAATATCCAAACTTATGCAGTGGACAGACGAATATCAGATTCATCTTCACACCATCCTTCACCAGAACAAAAGCGATGAAAATGCCCGTGGACACATCGGCACGGAAATCAACAACAAAGCGGAAACGGTTATCCAAATCGAGAAAGACAAGGATGACTGTAACATCAGCAAAGTGGAAAGTGTGCATACTCGTTCCAAAGACTTTCTGCCATTCGCCTTCTGCATCAATGACCAATCACTTCCCGAACTTCTGCCGGACTATATGCCGACAAAGAAGGGCGCAGGTCGTCCCAAACAGGAACCGTTCTCCCCTTATAGGGATGTCCACGAAGCCATCCATCGCAAGGCTCTCGAATTGGCTTTTAACGGGAAAAAGACAATTTCGGGATATAAGGCTTTGGAAGAAGAACTGACCATTGCCTATGAACTGGCAGGAACGAAATTTAATCACAACAAGATTGTGGAGATAATCAAGTTTCTCACGAACAAACGGATGGTGGTTCAGGAAAGCCGTGGCATTTATCGGTTCATGCCGGATTACCACTATTGATTCTCCACTTGACTTTATTCTAAAAGCGTGTATTGTGATGTATGTTAAAGTTTAAGCGCAACGACTGGTTTCATGATAATTCTCGAAACTGGTCGCTGCCATTATATTTGCCAATGCTCTTGTGGATAATTCCTTTGGAATAGGTTGTGGCAATCAGTATGGAAAGATTGTTCCTCTTCTGCCATTTGTAGATTTTGACGCCTGTACAATTAAGGTTATGACAAAACTGCAATATTTGTATTGGCATATAAAATGACACTTTACTTTTTGAATAATTTCTTTTTTCGCTGTTTTTCAATATGAGCCTCTGTTATATTTCGGCAAACCTGCTGCTGGAACAATTCATATTCGAGTACCGGCAAAACGATATGCCAAATGCCAAACAAATTTCGCCTTTTGCTCACTTTCTCTGTTGGGCAAATGTTCTGATACAATTTAAAAGTTCTGAATCGGCACTACTGTAACACCAAATGTGACATTAATGCCATTTAAGTTGCCATATAAATACACATTTATACGACAATTATTCTCTCTAAATCGTCTTTGACAGTCATTCAAAGCCATAAATATCAAACATTTTACTTCAAAGCACGTCTTTTTTAAGTCACGGGCTTGCCCGCTGTACAGACTTTATCTTATATGGGGAGCCTAATACCCCAAACGACCAATCGGCCGTTTGAGAATGCCAATTTTCCAGCAAGCTGATTGGATAAAAAAAGCGTTATTTAAGCACTTTTTCTTTTCGCCAGCCTCATCCTCGTCTTTCTCGACCAAAAGCGAAATTTGCACACTTAATTACGCCCTAGGCTTGCCCATTATACGACCTCTATTGAGTTAGGGTAACTCAATACCCCAAGCGATAAATCGCTCGTGAGAAGTTGCCAATCCTAGGCAAGCAGGATATGGCTTTATTGCGATTATAGAATGCCTTAACTCTCCACGCAATCATGTTTTGGATGGGCTTGTAATACCTTGTAGCCTCTGTTTGACAATTACCACAGACAAGCGTATTTCAGTAGTGCTTTTACGAACTCTTTTATGAACCCTACCGGTTCTTTTATGAACTTTTATGTGAACTCTTTTCTTGCTTTTAAGTGGTATCCTGGAGTAACGTCGGCCACCATAAATGCAGATACTAGATGATGAACACAGAACTATTGTCCGAACGCTTGCCAATTTAACGACATGAATCTGCCATATCCCAAAGGCGATTTTGCCAACCTCAAAATGACATTATAATTATTCAATATCCAATGCAGGAAGACTATTATCTTCAAATCTATCAAAGTCAGATTGAAAAAGACGGTCTTGAACGATCCTGTACTTTTCAAACTCTGATTCAGCAAAATCTTTGGCATATTCGGCAGAAACCTTTCCACTATCCTGTAATATCGGGCTCTCAAATAAATCAATGAATTTATCTATTCGCTTTGCCCAATCTTCCATTGTCATAGGTATATGACGCATAGCCATACTTTCTGCCATATCAAGGGCCGCATTGACTATCCTGCCCATTTCTTCCAATTCTTTTTCTCGCAAATAGTTCTTTGCAACAGACACGTCAGTTTTGACAATTTTTCCATTCGGAGCATTCTCCCAAGTGGTCAATCCCATGTGTTCCTTATTCGCATCGGCTCGTTCAACTATCAACTCCGCAGCGGTATGCCCATGCACAGCATAGTGCATTTTGTTCTGTATCTTCTTGAAAAAAAGACGGGTTGTCGGAGCATCCTTGTTATAGTCTATTGCCGTAGCATAGATATCCGTGAGTTTCTGATAAAAACGACGTTCACTCAACCTTATCTCCCTTATTTCGGCAAGCAAATGCTCAAAGTAATCCATACCTAAGAAAGCCCCGTTCTCCATTCGCTTATGGTCAAGCACATATCCGCGAATAGCGAACTGGCGGAGGACAAACGTACACCACTGCCGGAATTGAGTGGCACGAACAGAATTGACACGATATCCGACACTGATAATAGCATCGAGATTATAGAAGGTCGTGTTATAATTTTTGCCGTCAGACGCAGTTGTTTCCATTTTGGAAATAACTGAATTTTCAAGCAATTCACCACTCTCAAAGATATTTTTAAAGTGTTTGCTGATTGCAGGTACTCCCACATCAAAAAGCTGAGATATAGCCTTTTGCGTTGCCCAAATGGTCTCATCTTTATACATCACATGAATTCCATCCTCTTTGCCTTCAAGCATGAAGATGAGAAATTCTGCCGTACTATTTCGTATTTCTATATTCTTTGCCATATCTTAATTATCATTTTCACATTTGAGCCAACAGCTATTACATACCAATCTGATACCCAACTCAAATATCAGGTTTTATTGTTGATTAATACCATATAGTCAAGAAGACTTTTCAATAAACTCATCAGTGCAATTGGGGATTGCAAGCCTATTACACTAATTGTGTCTTGGAATCTTGATATAGTTTTTTCAATCTCCATACAGACATGTCGATAAGCGGCTCAAACATAAAACTATTAAGGTGTATATTTTCGGGAGTTATCAGATTGACCTCTTTAATAAGTAACTGTATGTTGTTATTAGGAGAACATAGCTCTTCAAATTTCTTTGTGAGTTCGGAAGTCTGATTTGATGTAATACGGTTATAGAAAATATTGAAATCCTCGATAAGCATTACTTGTTTTAGCTTGGATATCATATAATCTTCCGCTTTTAATCTTATGGCAGCAGCAAAAACTATCTTGTTCTCAATGTGAATTTCATCAAGAGTCGGCTGGCCACAAAGAGCTTCCGCCGTGTTGTAAATATATTTTTTTATATTGCAATCAGTATTTGCTGTTGGCAACCTATGCGCATCTATATTGTTACTCACAATTTGAGCTATGTCGTTTACTGTCAAACTTGCCGTTTCAGTTTTAACATGAAGACATGAGGTTAATTTAATATATTCCGATTTGGAAGGATCGGTGGAGATGTCTTTGGAATATTCAATAAGATTACGCACCAAAGGGATTAAGGCAATGAAGAATTCTGGTTTATCCGCATTGCTCTTTATGAGTTTGAATGGTTCTCTCAAATATTCAGCCTGATGAAATTTAATTTCATCATTAGCATCTTTATAGGCCATGTATGTGCTATTTCTTTTAACTCTCAGACGGGATGATATTGTTCGATAAAAATCAAAATTGTGGGTAAGGATTATCATCTTGAATCTTGCGTCATCTTTCAAATCGCAAAGGTATTCAACTATCGCGTATTTATTCTTGTAGTCAAACGAGTCTGAGACGTCATCAAATACAAGAATATGCTCTTGCCCTCCATCATGTTTCATCTTTTCGATAGCAAAGAGCAGTTGTAGAGTATAGAATGCCCTCCGTTCCCCTTTACTTAGAACGATTTCTTCCAAAACTTTTGACTCAACTACTTTTTGGCCAGCTTGAGTGTTGTATTCAAAAGATAATGCTGCCGCTTCCTCATTAAGTAAAAGGTCGGTCTGATTCTTGATTTTTACTTCAAAAGGAACTGAAAATCTTCGATTGAAAATACTTATTGTCTTTTCCCAAGCAGATCTTTGCCCTGCCGCTTGTTGAAGCACAGAGTCCAATGTGGGTTTGGCTTCTTGATAAGCCGTTAATAAGTCAACGGCTTTACCCTTAAATTTGGCAAAATACCCCTTCCATACTTCTTTGTGAAAATTGTCGTAGTCAAGTAATTTGTCTACCAAATCTGGTTGGTTTTCAATTATCTCTTTGAACTGCCGCAAAGATTCGTTTGCGCTGGCTTTTTTATCAATCTTTTCAAATGCTTTTTTGACTGCGGCATCGTTAAGAATGCCAGAAAGTTCGTCACTTATTAAATTTGCAAGCGAGGCTGCAGAATCAATTGTGGTTTTATCATCACCCAATACAATTTTATGGCTGACTTCGAAGAATGCGTTATCTGCAACAGATTTAGATAGCTCAGAGGCTTGGTAAGTGCCAAATGTTTTGCCATTTTTCTGCCTGAATAGTTTCGAAGATTGTAATATAGCTTGGTATTTATCGGAATAATCTTTTAAGGCCTTATGATTAGCATCAATGAATGCTTTGACTTTGCCATCTTTATCAAAGATGCTGTTATATTTAAAATTATAGCATATCTCGCTCCCAGCAACCTCAGCCATCACTTCCTCAAACTTGCTATAGAAAAGGCTCGGCTTGCTTTCACAGAATGTTCGAACAAATTCTGATACAATATCAGTGCTTCTTGCGTGGTCGCTAATGTCCTTGAACAATGCTTTCTGTTTTTCAGACAAGTTTTTTAGGATATCATCATATTGCTGCTTTAACACACTGTCAGCTAGGAACGAGGTGATATTCTTTGGCGTTTCAGAATCAGGCTCTTCGCAGTTCGAGACATATATTGAAACCGGCAATACGACATTGCCGTGTTCATCCTTTATATCAATACTCCCAGCAATATCTGCTACTACATCTTTGACTTTGTCAGCTTTGCCTTGCCCATATAATTGTAGGGTTTTAGCAAAAGAAGTCTTCATTAAACCATTGGGCGCATATATAAGCACCGCATTCTCTCCGTCGAAAGTCAATTCTTGTGAAAGCTTTGTTATGCCAAAGCAATGATCCAAATTTAAATTTATTTTATTCATAATTTCTATCTAATGTATGTGATATATAATGTCTTTACTATAAGTCAAGCCACTCAAATTCACTCTGATTTATTACCGTATTCAGTCGCTGACTCTGCCACCATGCTATATTCTTCCTCAGTTGTCTCATATGGTTTGATTCTTCTATCCTCAAGATAGATGTGGCAAAGCATATATTCCAAAGCATCTAAAGTCTGTTGGCGGATTTTTGGTTTCAGCTGACATTCCCAGATGGTAATGCAATGCCAACCCATTGAAGTTAGCTGTTGCCGTTCCTCTCTATCTCTACTCCGATTGCGCTCAATTTTATTTTGCCAAAAATCGACATTTGTCTTGGGAAGGACATAGTATTTACAGCCTTCGTGACCATGCCAGAAACAGCCGTTTACGAAAATAACAGTTCTGTATTTGCGTAAAACCAAGTCGGGATGTCCGGGAAGCCGTGGGTGATTCAGCCTATACCGAAAACCACGGCTGAACAAGAACTTTCTCACCAATAATTCTGGTTTTGTGTTCTTGCCCTTTATAGCAGACATGCAACGATGACGTTGTTCCTTGGTCAGTTTGTCCATCTTTAAATGAAACCATTATATTCTATCGAAGAATCCTTCGTACTCTTCGTCAATTATCTTCCACTCTCCGGTCTTACGTCCTCCTACACGGGCAATTTTGTGCAAGTCTTGCAGACGTTTTATGTATTTCAGAACCTGACGTGTTGATAGTCCCATTGATTCTGCCATTTGAGCTGTACTGACCTTAGGATTCGTAGATATCAGCTTATATATCTGGCGACTTGCTTTTATGAACTCTTTTGTGAACTCCACAGGTTCTTTTATGAACTCTTTTGTGAACTCCGCAGGTTCTTTTACGAACCCTTTCTTTTGATATGTATTGTCAGCAGTGGTATTATTACCAACATAATTCAAGTTCCAAAGCGTCACATGAAACTCTGAAGCATCTGAGGTAAATTCAGGAATATGATTAGCCAGATGTTGGTATTGCTTATACGCATCCATTATCTTCTTCATTCCACTACCGCGTCTCTCCATAAGTCCTAACCGACTGAAAAAATCTGCCAACAGCGGATTTCTTCTTTTGGACGGCACAGTAAGTGGGTTCAGTTGTTGGATAAGTTTACCATCCAACATACCTCCCGGAGAATAGATTTCCAAACGGTCATCATACATATCAATGTGTATTTCACTGCCCATTTGCATATAGTCACGATGAATAATCGCATTTGCTATCGCTTCCGTCACAGCACGTTCCGGATAATCCGGCAGTTCTTCACGATAATCGTCTTCCTTCCACCATTTCTTATGGGAATTATTTCTGACGAAAGACACGGCATCCTGTAGCTGACCTATTACGCAACCCTCCAATTCAACATCATCTATCGCTTCCCCCAAGCCACTTGTCATATCCAAGCCATTCCAGCGAGTACAGAATATACGTGACTGCCTGACAGGAGATTCATCTGCCAACAAAGCACCTGCATTTGTTAGTCTGCCATCTTCGTCGACAATACCCCAAGACACAAACTCGCTGTTTTCAAATGAACGTTGCAGGCGCTTATAATGAACAGACCTGAGCTTTGAAAATGCCATGTCCTTAAAACTTTTATTGGATGGGAGGCTATCGTATGTGCGTCCTGCACCTTTTAAAACAAGAGTCTTCAATTGAATGCGATTTGCCACAACGGATTCGTTCCCAACCCTTACAAATGCCAATCGTTGTTTGTCACCAATATAGTAATATGGAGTCTCCTGTCCGGGATATACATGCAATAATACAAGCTTCTTTCCTTCCACTTCCTTGAGATCGAGATTGACGGCAGGTATTGGATCAAGTTTACTCTTTATCTCCTCACTGATTTTCTCAGCATCGCCTTTAGCATCAGCAAGCCCAACTATTTGGTCATCATCACTAATGCCAAAAATCAAAATTCCGCCTTCGCCATTTGCAAAAGCAGATACACTTTTAAGCCAACTTTTTGGATGTCTGACTTCGAGCATTTGCTTTTTATCATAAGCCGTAGCTTCACCTATCCATGTATATATATTAGTATCCATATCAAATTTTACCTAAAATTTAAAGAGTCCAATGGTTAATTCTTTTTTGTTTTATGATAAACTATCAGTTTGCCTATATCCTTTTTGTCATTTTGATATGACGATATGTATTCTGATTTTTTCAGTGCTTCTAATAATTGCCTATTCAAGGCATTGTCTGACAATTTGGCTCTCCTATCCTGATTGCACACTTCGATATAATCACCTCCAACAGAAGTCAGTAAATGTGCTATTACATTATGGTCATTGAGCCCAGTAGAAATCCCATATACAACCAATTCCAATTTCAATGATTCATTCTTTGAGATATTTATAAGAAGTGATGAGAATGCATCTGCATTGAATAAAATCCGTCCATACTCTGCAAGAATCATCAGTCTGTCTTGCCCTACATTCTTTAACTTGTCAATATCCGAGATATGTCCGGTGAATGATTTTAACAGCTTTCTATAATTATCTATGTTCAACATTTTGCTGCCAAACAAAGATACATATAGATCATCTTTATTACTTAAATCATCCGAACATATTTCACCAGACAACTCAGTCGCATAGTTATTAATAAACGATATCAGTTCATCGCTCATTCCACCTTTGTGTTCATAATAGAATGACACATTATTCCAAGTTGGCAACAATATCTTGGATTTTACAGCTACAGCATACATCTCCTCATTATCTATTCCTGCAAAATCATCTATATGATTATGTTGGCCTGTTAAATATGTGATTTTAACCTCTGCATCTATATCCGCATTGTTCAAGAGAAACATCAAAGATTCTGAGCTTTCATCTTGATATTTATCCTTTAGGCATTGAATTGTAGAAGATATATTGTCTTCAACATAGCCAATGAAAGAATCATTGTTTGTCTCCTTTATACGAGTATAATTAAGATTTTCGGCAGATATAGTGTTGTCTTCGGAATGAAGTCGCCTCGTTATAATATATATATTCTCAAGATTAATTTTGTAACAATCGTTCTCGATAACACAATCAAGCAAATCCTCAGAACCATTGCATAAACTAACAAATCGGCTCACCTTTACCAACATCAGCGATTTATCCAACGTGATACCTTCACTATGTTCAACCAAAAACTTATAATTATCATTAAGCCATTTTTGTTGTATCTGTCCCAAATTTGGACAAAACTTTAGATATGCCTCTATGAGATTGTCCTTCTCTGCCGAATTATTCCAACTTACTATATTATTCCATGAATTTGTATATTCAATGAAATGTCTGAAAACTTTCCTCTGTTGCTTACCTTCATTGTAATATTGAGCCAAGAATTGTAGCGGAGCATTTTCACATTCCAATCGAAGCATTACATGTTCAAATTTTTCACTCAGAACATTATGCGAGGCAAAATAATCCAATAAATCTATATTAAGAATGGCATCGCTCTCAAACATATAATCCTTCAATTCCTTGACAAAATTCTCAATCTTGTCTATATGGTATTCATAAGGTTGCCTTTCTTCAATTTTCATTGATAACAAAAGTTCCCTATCTGCCAATGAAACCATACCTTCATAGAAATATGATATATAGTCGTAGTAATCTTCGTCAAGGTAGCCTCTGCGAACAAACACATTCATCATCGGAGTTAATCCGAGGCTCTTATATTCATCTGTTTCTCCTAACTTGTATTTTCTTATTAGGTCCTTTAATCTCAAAGATTTCGCTTTAATTTTTTCCTGCTGAATGCGTCTACGTTCTTTGTGAAAATATGCAATACCATTCTCTAACTGTTCTACACGGTCAAAGTACTTGATTTCTTTATCAATACTTTTAAAATCAATTACAATAGATGTCGTATAATTATATCCGGAATAATATTGATACGTTATATTTTTAATTTCCAACAACTTATTAAATAAAGTTTCTTCTTTCGCGATTTGTTCTAAAGTGAAATAGTTGTTATCAATTTGTATTGCTAATGGTCTTCTAGGCACAGTATGCCAAAACTTAAACAGAAACAGCCGCCTCAAATCTGTTTTACTTAAATTTACATCTTGTTTGAAGATTTGTTCTTTTTTAGACAGGGCATTTTCAGATTCCTCAATAGCTTTTAAAGCAAGGGGAATAAAATTAGATTTACTGCTGATACACTTATAAATCTTTCCCTCCCTTCGATGCAACAAAGCAAAATCTTGGGGATAATAGTTTTTATAAACTATCATCCCAAATAGTTTAGTCTTATTAAGCTGAAAATCACTTGCCTCACACAACTTATCACGATATTGTTTGTATTCATTTACAATGTTGGTCAGAATACGCATATCCTGAATAAAAAATGCCATTTCAGACAGATCTTCATCACTAATACCATCGTTTCCGCATCCTTTTGCCTCAAGTGCAGATTTGAGCTTGTCCTTTGAGTTCGAAGGATTGATTACAGGTATTACCGTTGTAATAAAGTCAAAGAACTTTGTTCTTTCTTCATCTTTAAAAATGTCATCTTTAATAGCATAGATAAAAGTGATATGTCGGCCAACTATCTTGGATTCATTGATAAGCTGATTAAGTTCTCGCAGTTTCAAGAATATACTCGGTGTCCCGAATCTGTCCAAATCTTCAATAATTACGACATTATAATCCGTTACTTGGCAAAAATACAGAATTTCGTCAAGATGTTTGTTAAATATAGAGTTATCTTCTATAACTTCAATTTCGCCCTCTTTCAAATTTAACTTATTCAGTTTTGAATTGCTATATGATTTGAAGACATAACGGGCAATCACATATAATACAAACAAAAGCCAAGCAGAAGCGGCTAAATCAAAAATTGTATTCCATATGCTACCCCAACTGAAGAAATCATAGATTGAGTCCACTCTTGCGAAATTCGGCTCAAATAAGATGAGAAAACAGACTAATGTCAATACACAACAAAGCGGATATCTTATCAGTTCACGATTCGACAAATGTACAATTTTTCTAAAACGAGAATTTGGTACAGTTCGCGTTTCTTCTCTATAAATGATTTGTTGCAGAATACTATATTCGATTTTGCGGTTAAGATTTTCTATGCGCTTTTCTTTTTCTGCATCTGTTAATTCGGCTGATGTATCCTGTTTTTCATCAGAAGCTATTTGTTCCTCATTAGCTTGCAGAGTTGCCAATGATATAGGCAGAAACTTATGTTCATTGGCAAAACCTTCCATGAGAGTAATGAGCACGGAGCTTTTTCCGGAGCCAAAAGGACCCGTTAGAGCAATGTTTTTTATATGCTCTTTTTCCGCTATAGACAAAGCTTCATTTAATTCAGTAACTGATTTATATGACGCTTCTGATTTATCTATTTTCTTAGGAAGTAGTGTATCAATTGCCATATCCGCCTTTTTTAATCTGTATTAACTAAATCCTTTGTTCGTATAATTCCACCATCAAATCATTGGAAATCAATTCTCTTGGCTGCATTTTTATGCGATATATGGGAGTTCGATTAATGCCCAATGAAATAAAAGAGGACAGATTTAACTTTAGGCATAGATTTCCGTTTTTAGTGCCCAAATATACTTTATCAACTTTATAATAACCATCAATCTCTCCACCAACCATAGGCAAGAAATACCTAATTTCCATTACATTGATAGATATCGGTATCTTCTCCATAGTATATGTCTTTGCGGTATGATTATCAAAATCGGAATAATCCGCATCTGTTTTTCGTACTAACCCTGTCAGAATATTCTTAATCTCTTGTTTAGGTTGTTGAGTCAAAGTGCCGACATTGTCAATGCTATCGATATGGAACTCCGTTTCAAGTTCAAACGGATCGCTGACATAGAAATGAGTCTGTAAAGCATCCACAAGCTCTTTGCTTTGAGCCGTTTCCCTTTTTATTGTTGAAGATTTTATTTTGAGAGACTTCCATATATTGGAATCTTCATCCTTCATCAAAGCAAGAATCAGATAATTACTATCACTCTTCGGACGATACAATTTGCCGTTCAGCCGTTGGAAATTGTCCTGAATGAACTGATAGCAATCCATGCCATCACGTGGCTGCAGAGTTCTGAATGTGTAGAGTCGATTGAGGGTGCCTTGAATCTTATTTCTGAATTCTTTACGGACATATTCTCTCCATATCGCTTGCGCACTCTTATTGTTGCGACCATACAACGATACGATGTACAAAAAGTTAACATCATAGTGACACAACAACAGCGTGTCTCTGTCAAACAGGCGATTTTCAAATTGGCGGTTAAGTTGCACTCCGCCATCCTGCGCCTTTAATTCTCTGTCATCAAAGGACAGGAATTTACTGTCTCCAGCCTTTTTGTTAGGAATTCGAGCACTGATAAAAAAATTGGGGATGGGATTATATCCTTCAGTCAATGTATCCCTTAACTGAGGATGTTCCCCGTTACCGTCACCATCCAAAAACAGATTCATGTTCCACTGAATGACATTTCTGGCGTATGTATATTGTTTGTATATCGATTTGTCGCCAAGCTGTGTCCTGTCATTCTTGGAACGCTTGTAATATTTGCTATCCCCAATGTAATAGGTAAGTTCAGATGTCAAATCAGACTGTTCGATAAGTCCTTGACCGACAAACATGTGGTCAACCAGTTTACCATCTCTTTGCTCTGTTAGTTCTTTTGGCAAATTTTGCTTGTCATTGCCACTTACCAAAGTGTCAATCATGACTTCAAAGATGCGCTCAAAATCTTTCGCCAGCAAATAGTCTTCCGCCTGCTTGTTCATCGCAATCTTATACTCCCTGTCAAAGAAAGCATAGCACAAATCCCATATCCGAAGAGCCTTGTCCGAGAAATACTTGTACTTGATTTGTTTCAGTCTTCTGCATCCAAGATTCCTGTCAATATAAGACTTCTTTAACTTATCACAAATGATAAGCGGATATTGGATATTGATTTCAAAAGAAAAACCATGTATTTCACGGATGTAATTCAATATCGAGAAGTATATAACAAGTAACTCTTCGTCAAAATTCACCATTTTTTTCCTGTTGACAGGCTCGATGTAAACAGGGCTTCCGTTTTGAATTACTGCTTGCGATGAAGTAATGGTTTTGTTCCAGTTGATTTTGTTATAACCGGAATGCACGTTCTTGGCCACAAATGTAAAATAGTCCTGATTGTTTCTGTTGAAATCCCTCAGTGCTATTATCACATCAAGTAGAGTGTTATGCTTCTGCTTTTTGCCTCTACTCTCAGACTGATATTCCTTGCTTTCAAGTATGTTGTCGTTGTGTGTCTGTTTGTATACACTTATTGTCCGGTATATCCAAATCGAGAGAGTGGACAGAAACTCCTTGTATTCCTTGCACCCTTCTTCCGTAAACTTAGATTTTACAGCTTCGGATTCAAAGTCTATTATTTCTTGCGGTGAAGCACCAAATATCGTATCATCGCCACTCTCCTCGTTTATCTCACCTGTCAATACAACTTTGGGCAAGAAGAAGACAACATCTTTTGCTGCCTTACTATAGCAATACCCGACATACTCAAAGGAATATTTGTCCTCCTTTACAGGAACTGACACAACATCCTTGAGTACATCTCTGACAGACAAGCCATCCTTGACAATCTCGTCCAAATTATATGGGTATCCTTCAATGAACAGCAACATAACATTTATTCAGATTAGAGTTCTGTATTCTCTTCGTTATTTTCAGTAGTAACCTTATTGCCATCAGGGTCAGTGACTCCGAGATAAGACATCATTCTCTTTAGCATTTTAGCCCCATTTTCTCCATACAATTCAGAGAATGAAATATCTTCAGCTTCACCGACTTTGAATATGTCCCCTTCACCATCTTTGCAGACATCGTTCCATAGATAGAACAATATTTTATTCAACAAAACTTTATCGGTAATTACTCCATCTGATGGATTTACGAAATAATCACCTAACATCTTATCTTCGGAGCTGTTTGCCCTCAAAATTTTTTCGTTGACTATTCTTTGAAATGATACCCAAGAATAGTCAGTTCCGTCAATGACAATCTTCCAGCCTATATTCTTATATTTAATCGGCTCATACTCCCAATCCCAACGCCTCTTGAATGCACTATCAATCGGAAATAACGATTGGTCTGAAGTATTCATAGTTGCATAGATATACAGATTTGATGGCAGACAAAGCTCCCCATCTTTTATGCCCAGATTGTCTTCGCCAAGCTCCTCTTCTAAGAAAGATTTCAAATCTGCATCAGCCTTGATAGTATATTCTGATATGCCATTTTCATCCCTATCAAGCAACTGGAATAAATCTCCGAATATTTGGGCGCAATTACCTCGATTGATTTCCTCAATAATAAGATATACTTTTTCTTCCGGTTTTCTATATGCCTGTATATAAGCATTAAGAAATGCCTGAGGAACGAAAGAATAAATTATACGAGATTCTTTTGAACAGGCAAGATATTCTTCTCCAACGGCCACTCCTTTGTCAAATTCAACAGTGTAATTATCAGACATACCGCAAGCTTGGAGTATGTCTTTCTTATCAGAAAGATTCAACAGCTTTAACGAGCGCCAATATTTTGCTCCAAATTTTTGGGGAGAATATGTGACTCCACCCTCTTTCATTTCGGTTAATTTGCTAATGAGCTCTCCCTTAGCATATACTTTATCCATTGGTTTTTCCATTGTCGGCTTGTATGCTCCAACAAAGGTTGAATAATCACTGTCCGGATGGAATGTGGTTCTGAATATATTTTCTTTAAAAGCACCTTCAAGTTGTGCCTTTATTTTATGGGATTTACCTGTACCTGGTGCACCGTAGAAGATTATCTGACGGCAAGTATCATCACACGTATTATTTGGTATCACTGTAGACGGCTTAAAGCTATCAGCTACGACCTCTAGTTTCGCTATAGTTGTCTCCAAAGCATCTTTATCAAGACAAATCTTAGCATCAGAATCAATGGAATCCAGCCTTGGTTGATTTGCCCAATTTATCACTTTGCTTAATGTTGAGAACAAGGGTTTAGTCTGAACTGTAGAATTTGCATTTGCAACTGAATCCGAGAAATATTCAGACCCATTGTTTCTCCAAGATGTTTCATCATATTCAGTCAGGTTCTTAAAGGTTTCTATATTAATCAATATATCTTTCAAAGTTTGAAGAATATTATCTAATCCGATCTGAAAGAACTTGGAGCCACCACGTCTGCCAGAGTTGCTGAACGTAATAAAACCACCTCTTTCACTCAAAGTAGCCTTAAAATCACTATTGCCGGATACTTCATTTAAAAATGAGAATAAATCTTTCATAATCCTATTACATCAATTGTTTAACTATTTCTTCAGCCAACCTTTTAATAACCGGAATAGCAACGCTATTTCCAAATTGACGGTAAGCTTCTTTGCGTGATACCACTATTTTAAATTCTATATTAGAACCATTATAATTGAGATTGTTCGCGCATTCCGGCTTTTCCCATCCCTCACCAATAATACGATACCCTTGTAATCTTCCGGCTTCCACCGGAGTCAGAACACGTGGGTTAAGTCCTTTTTCTGATTGATCAATAAGTATTTCGCTTCCATCTTTCCAATATCTAGCAGAAATAGTGCTCGTATATGTACTATCAGCATTGAATAGTGAATACCCGAATCCTTTCCCGTTTTTCCGGTTTCGTTCTTTGCGTTTTTGATGTCCTTCCCACATTTTATCACTAATGGTATATTGAGAATCCATAGTTTTTTCTGGCTCAAATATATCTGATACTTTGGTTAAAAGAGTTCCTTCTTTCAACTTCTTCTTATCGTATATAGTAGAGCCATCTTCTGCTATTCCATATGGGAATCTAAATTCATCAACATTTACCAGCTTCTTATACCATGCTATAATGAATAAACGTTCTCTGTTTTGAGGTACTCCAAAATACTTTGCATTAAGAACATCAAAAGAATAAGCATATCCCAATTCTTCAAGTGTAGCTAATATTACTTTGAGAGTATTCCCTTTATCATGTGTCTTTAATCCACGAACATTCTCCAAAAACAAAACTCTAGGAGGATTGCCTGCATTAATTTTCTCTCTAATAATATTGGCTATACTAAAAAACAAAGTCCCTCTTGTATCCTCAAACCCTCTTTTAAGTCCTGCAACAGAAAAAGGCTGGCAAGGAAACCCGCCACAACAAACATCAAAATCCGGAATATGACTTGGAACGGCATCATTTATATCTTCATTAAAATAAAGATATCTTCCATCCTTGTCTTTTTTGAAAAGCTTAGGCTCAATCTTTTTATAGTTTGCTTCATATGACAAACGAGCATTTTTATCCCATTCACTGGCAAAAACGCATTTTCCACCAACATAATGCATTGCTGTATGAAACCCCCCAATACCTGCAAACAAGTCTATGAATGTATATGTTTTCTTCATCATTTCCTTTCTCGGATTACTTTACTGTTTCATATAAATCCTTCAAATCACACTGTAATATCTGCGAAATCTCAATTAATTGCGGTGCACTTGGCTGTGTAGTATTGGTACACCAGCGACTTATTGTCATTTTCGACACGCCAAGTTGTTCTGCCAAATAGGTATTTGTAATCATCTTCTCGGCTAAAATGACCCGAATACGATTTCTATACTCTTTCTTTTCCATTGAATTTATATCTACATTTATGTGCAAAAATAAACAAATTTGTAGACACAGCCAAACAAATAGTCTGTTATATTTGATTGGGAATGAGACGGGCGTGTTCCGAGGACAGAATGGGTACATAGACTAATTATCAGCCATGTTGGTTTTCCTGAATCCTCTATATTGGGATAATTCGCATCTAATCGCTTTTCTGGTCGTTTCTAGTCGGATAGTTAGTTTATCGTTTTTGGGAGATATTTCTGATTCCATATTCTTTCGCCAGCCACAGAATATTATCGTCCAACTGATTAACATAAGTTCAAAAGCTACAACTTTAACGGCAAAATTCATTGTGGTTCGCCTAATTTATCGTACCTTTGTGATCTAATATAAAGAATAACAATGCAAAGAAACAAAATGAACATATTATCTATAACAACCGCAATTCAGAGTAATAAACGCGCTGAATCTGTGTCGAGTGTTCATGTTTCACGCATTGAACCTCGTATAACAAACACTTTCCAACGAACATAGCAAGTACATTATCGTACTTTGAGAGAATAGAAACTGAATAGTTGGAGAGTCCTTACCAAACTTTCCAACTATTGTTTTTTATGCCCATTTGTGACAGTCGCCTTTATGATGCTCTTCTGCCATTTCCGTCTGATGGGCTGTGGGTAACCAGATTATTAACGTGCAGTGATGCACATAAATTGAGAAGAAATGAACTATAAATTTGATGGCAGCAAAGTGTTCTTTACATCTGACACCCATTTTTATCATGGGAATATCATTCGTTTCTGCAACAGACCGTTTAAGGATGTGGAAATGATGAATGAGACTATAATCTCCAATTGGAATGATACAGTCGGTCAGGATGATATCGTTTTTCATTTGGGCGATTTCTGTCTTGGCGGTTCAGCCGAATGGACTAAAATCCTTAACAGGTTGAACGGTAAGATATATCTGATTATGGGCAACCATGATTTGAAGAATATACGCCAAGGCTACATTGCCAGATTTGAATATATGGCTATGCAGATGCACATAGAGGTCGGTAAGCAGAGGATATATTTGAATCATTATCCCTTTCTATGCTTTGATGGAGGATACAAAGATGTGTGGCAACTTTTCGGACATGTTCACACAAGAAAGAATAACACTGGAATAGACGCTGCTCGGCTTCAGTATCTCTATCCAACACAATATGATGTAGGAGTTGATAACAACAACTTTATACCCGTATCATTTGAACAGGTAAAAAGGAGGATTGAAAAACAAGTAGAGCAATTTCATAAGAAATAAAAAAGGAGGTTTAGGCATGAGTGAATATACAACGGTCTATTTAAGACACAAAGAAATGCCTTTGTTGAAAAACAAAGAGTATCCGTCTCATGAAGAATATCAAATTCTTTCCAAAGAAGATTTAATGGAAGTCATTTGCGAAATAGATGAGTATAACAAACAGGTTGCAAAGTCCTTGGGGTGTAAATTGTTCTATCTTTCTACTACCCCAAGCCGGGAATTGACTGTGCTTCCATATAGTCCATCTCCAAGTGTGCTTACAAATATCCTACTTGAGGAGGTTTTATGCTTTTACAAAGAAGAAATCGAGCATTGTAAAAAGGCTATTGCAAAGAATAAAGAAGATATTGCCAAATTGGAAGTACGAATAACCAAAACGACCATCGATTTGTACGATAAAATCAACAAGGAGATAGACAACTGCTATGAAAACATAGACTTTGAGGAAGAAGAACTTGAACACTATCAATTCCTGTATAATAAATTTTCTTTCTTGGAAGGTATTATTGAAAATGAATCGAATTCAAAGAATTATGAACTGATTTATACAAAATATTAATAAACAAAAGATTATGAAGATACAATATATGAGCGACCTGCATTTGGAGTTCAGTGACAACAGCAGGTGGTTGAAGTATAATGAATTGCCAGTAACGGGTGATGTTCTGGTTCTTGCCGGAGATATATTCTATTTGAAAAACAAGGTTGCACCTTTGAGCAATTTTTGGAAATGGGCATCTGCAAATTATCGGCAAGTGCTCATTGTGCCAGGAAACCATGAGTATTACAATTATTGTGATGTGATGGACAAGGGATTGCAATGGAAATGGTTGTTCAAGAACAATGTAGGATATTATCAGAATCAAGTACTGCGGATAGATGACACCGACTTTATCATTAGCACTTTGTGGTCTCAAATACCTCCACCTGACGAGTATTTTGTGTGGAAAGGCATGAATGACTTTCGGCAGATAATGTATAATGGCAAATTGCTCCAAACAGAGGAGTTCAATCAGATGCACAGCTTCTGTTTGGATTTCATCAAACAAAGTCTGGTGGAAACCACCGCCAAACACATTGTGGTAATAACGCATCATCTTCCCACATTGGAGGTCGTTGCACCTTACCATAAAGGTTCAGTGTTGAATAGTGCATTTGCTACCGATTTGAACCAGCTTATAACCGACAATCGCATTGATGCGTGGATTTACGGACATTCCCACACCAATATTGATGCTGAAATAGACGGTACGAAGGTCGTGTGCAATCAAATGGGATATGTTTTTGAAAACGAACATATCGCCAATGGTTTTGATTCAGGTAAGTACCTTGTCTTGTGAAATGCGTAAGCTAATCAGCAATACGCTTTAAAGCCTCAATATATCATAAACAAAAATACGCCTGTTTGCATATTATTATATGATATATTGTGGCTTAACACTTTCAGTTATTCGAAAATTTCCAATAACAGAATTTTTGCTTGCCCCAAAAAAGATATAACTCCACTCTCAACTTGACTTTAATGACCGTTATTATACACGGGCAATAAAATCAAGTCAAACAGAGGGGAAGAAAAGAAAAAGGCTTCAACTGAATATTTCTCTTTTGGTCAGCATACAATATCCGTGAAAATATCTTGCATTTAGTTGACATTATCGACGAAAACATCCCTAAATTTTGTACCTTTGTAACCGATAGGAAACAGGTGAACTTCATTGAGGATGCAATACTTCCTCATAGTTCTGATTCATTGGGAAAAGAGTGTAATACAGCCTTAAAAACAAGTCTAGGAGGCTCAAAAACAACTTTTCTACCGATTAAATTGCAATAGTCTATCATTCAGGCAGCTATGTATGCTGCATCGGAAAAAAA